TCAGTCCTCGCGGTACTTCTCGTCCAGTGCGGCGCAGATGGGACAGTCCCAGTAATCACCAGTGCAGAAATGCTCCATCTGCTGCTTGTAGCTCTCTCTGCGCTGGTAGAAGGAGGATAGGTTTGCACCGTCAACGATCCCCTCACAAACGATCCTGTCTTTCCCGTTGTCCGAGGCGTAGTACGGGCAGCGAACATATACCTGCCAATAGCTCCCGCTGGGCACTGTGCCACCTCCCCTTGTGCGTCATTCTGCTTTTTCTGTGGCTTGTCGGTGGCCGTAGAGATCCATCCAGTCCGCAAGACGCATGGTCACCAGCCACGGCTCACGACTGCGGCGGTGAAATACAGCAGGCGCTCCATCGTGAAATGCCTCGCTGTCTCTCACTGCCTGCCGCATGGCCTCCGGAACGTTCAGCCGCTCCACGCGCTTGACCTCGATGTGAATATCAGGCAAGCCCACCAGATCGGGAACCTCACCAAAGGACAGCGAACCGCCCCGCTCAATGCTGTACCCATATTCACGGAGTACGGCGGAAAGCTCCCGCTCACCGTCCGCCCCCTTGCGCTGTGATTTACTGCCCATTCGCGCGATTCTCCGCACATTCCGAACAGTAAACCTCTGTTCCGTACAGGTCGCTTATACCGTCTTGGAGAACACCCGCGAGATCAACAGCGTGTTCTTTGCTGCAGATAGGGCAGGCAGTAAAAACGTTGTCGTCCTCAATGAAAAGCTTATGTCCTCTTTTATCCTTCAGGTAAAACATTCTGGAATACCTCCTGTCAAAATCCTTTCACGTAGTCCTTCATGCGTTGAATGGCTACGCGTTTCTTTTCCTCGGATATGAGATAGTCTGTGTCGGCATCGGAAGAAGCAAGAGCCTCCCCCTTATACCCCCCACAGCTGATATTGTGTCTGTGTTTGCCATTGTTATTGGCTTTGAATTGCTATTGCCTTTGGAATTGGTACTGTTATTGGTATGCTCCGTATTCGGTGGGATACGTTCGTATACGTCCGTATCCTTTTCTCTGGCCCAGCGTGTCTCGACCGCCTTTTTCGCCTTGTCGCACTTCTCTCGATAAGTTTCCGCGTCTTTGTCGATCATCGGCTGGATGAAATCCCAGCAGACCCCAAGAACTCCGTCAAAGTCTGGCAAAAGGCCGCTCTCACCGTAATCGAGGATTGCATCGAAGAGCTGGCCCTTTTGCTCAGCGTTCAGGCGTTTTAAGGCGGGACGTATCGAAAAGTAGAACATAATCCCGGGACGTTGTGCCATAGTATCACCACCCCTTGAACATCTCTTGTCCGGTCAGCTTAAGCAACGCATCTTCCGCCGCACGGGAAACGGCAGTGATCTCCTTTGCACGGTTGGACATAGAGCTGATAAACCGCCGCACGTCGCTCTCCCCATCCGGAAGGAAATAACCATGCTGACAATCCGCCATAATGAGCTTCCCGTCCTTGCGCTCCTGCTGAATCCTCCGCCGGATGCTGCGCTCGTCCTCGCCTGTAAGCTGTACCAGCTCCCGCAGCGTCAGCGCGTTTTCAGCACCCGCATGAAGAAGATCAGAAATCAGTGGATTTTCTTTGCGGTGTGTGTTAGAATCCGAATAGGGAAATCTGGTCGGCAAACCTTTTCCCGCTGCCCTTGTCGGTGTTACAGCACCGGCAGGGGCTTTCTCTTTCTTAGACATGCTCACTCACCCCCGCCTGTTCATCCAACCAACGCTTGAACGCCTCCGCTGGAATGCGTGTGCACCCGCCAATGCGAGCGACAGGAAAACCGTCAATGTGCATCCAGCGGTAGATAGTAGGACGTGAGACACTTGCCGCAGCCGCAGCCTCTGATACGGTGTAGACCAATCGTAAAGCTTCCATGTACTTTGCTCCTTTCTGTGACTTCTCAAATATCGTTGACAACGTTTCGTTGCTATGCTATTATGATAGCACGTGATACGAGTTTACGCAACGGTTTATTGTGTGATATCTGCATTTGCAACGATAACGCACATTTGGAAAGGAGACAGATATGCCGCGCACGAAAAAGGAAATTTCCGAGAAGTATCATTCCGCTTTTGCCACACGCTTGCGGAGACTTCTGGATGAGGAGAAAATGACGCAGGCGCTTCTTGCGGAACAGCTTCAGGTTTCGCCTCAGGCTGTAAGCCGGTGGTGTAACGGAGACAATGAACCGCCCCTTGCAACAGTTCCGCAAATAGCGAAGTTTTTCAATGTGTCCGCTGATTGGCTCTTGGGATCGGATGGCCCCCGTTCCACCAACGCAGACTTACAGGCTGTGTGCGCCTATACCAAGCTGGACGAAAAAGCCGCTGATGCTTTGCGGTTAGGCCCTGTGGCAGATTTCATCAATGGTCTTTTTGCCAATGGCTTGGAAAAACAGTACATGGAGAAAGAAGATGGAGCCTATGATTTTATCAAGGGTGCTGCCGCGCATGTTGTCAGGCACGAGGACAGACGCGATCAAATCAAAAAGGCTCCTGGCGGCAAAGAGGCACTCAAAAAGCTCGAAAGATTCGAGCCAAAGGAAAAATGGTACACAGAAGAAGCGTTAAATATTCTGTCCTGTGTGGCAGTGACCATCACGCAGATATACGAAAGGGAAAAGGCCCTACAGGTGAATATCCAAAGCAGATGGCGCAGGCCGTCTGTCTCGGCAGCAGAGGAGGTTGACGACAATGCCGCGAAAGAGTAATACCCGCGCCGCACAGGGCGCGGGCAACATCCGCAAGAAGACCGTCCTGCGGAATGGGAAAGAATATACCTTCTGGGAGGCGCGTGTCACCGTTGGGCGCGATTCTGGCACGGGCAAGCAGCTCCGGCGCAGCTTCTCCGGCAAGACCCAAAAGGAAGTACGGGAGAAAATGCAGGCCGCCGCTGTCGCTGTCAATGATGGCGACTATTTCGAGCCATCGAAAATGACCGTCGGACAGTGGCTTGATACACGGGCGTCGGAATACCTGAACAGCGTAAAGCCCCGCACGGTCGAAAGCTACAAGGCAAATATCAAGCAGCACATAAAACCCGCCGTCGGTGCGCTGCGTCTCTCTGCATTGACTGCCGTTGACGTGCAGCGGATCTACAACAACCTGACCAATAAGCGCACCGGCAAGCCACTGTCTGCAAAATCAAAGAAGAATGTTCACGGCACTTTGCACAAGGCGCTGGAAAAGGCGGTTTCGCTGGGCTTCATTCGACACAACCCCGCCGACAAGCCTGATCTTCCAAAGGTGAAAAAGGCAGAAATAAAGCCCCTCGCAGACGAAGAAATGGTTTCATTCCTCGGTGCGATTAGGGGCTGTGAATACGAATCAATTTATGTTGTGACACTCTTTACCGGATTGCGTGAGGGCGAGGTGCTGGGTCTGACATGGGACTGTGTTGACTTCAAAGGCGACACGATCACCGTAAAGCAGCAGCTTCAGAAGATTCGCGGCACCGGCGGCAAGTATGTCCTTGTCCCCACCAAGAACAGCAAAACCCGCATAATTTCACCGGCGAACTACGTCATGCAGGTCTTGACCAACCAGCGCAAAGTGCAGAATGAACAGCGGTTGATGGCTGGCCCTGCGTGGAGCAACCCACTTAACCTTGTATTTACCAACGCTTTCGGAAAGAACCTCTGCGCTCAGACTGTCTATCTGCATTTCAAGAAGCTGGCCGCCGCTGCTGGCGTACCTGCTGCCCGCTTTCATGATCTCCGGCACAGCTATGCAGTTGCCGCACTCCGATCTGGTGACGATATAAAGACCGTGCAGGAGAATTTGGGCCACCACACAGCGGCATTCACGCTGGACACCTACGCCCATGTGACCGAGAAAATGAGGCAGGAGAGCGCCCGCCGCATGGACGGCTTTATAGCGGGCATTCAGGCGAAAAAGCGTAAGCGCACAATAATCACCCGGACCGAACAAAATTACGGCAGAGTCACCGTTTGCGGGACTCTGCCGTTTGTTCATTTCCGTATATGTTCCCGGTGCCGGACTGCCGGGTGCCAGGGCATCACGGGCTGTTTTGCGGCTTTGTGCGGCACACAGCCACCTTTTGTTCCTGTTTTCATTTCCGCCTAAAGGGTGAAAATAAGGGGGGAGAAACACCGGCGTTTCTCCCCCTTGTTCTATGTGTTTTGCCGCCCTGCCTTACGAGAAGTTCAGCTGCTGCTTGAGGGCGGTTTGCAGGATCGCGGAGACATTCAGCCCGGCCTCGTTGGCAGCGTTCAGCCACGAGGGAAGCGTCACATTCCGGCGCACCGTGCGCTGTTCGTTGGCCCGGCGGTAGGCCAGCAGGTCAACATCTACCAGGGACACAACATCTCCGGTGGCATGGTCTACGTACTCGCTGGGCGCGGGGAACGGCTTTCCATCGTCCTGCATATCAATGCCCATCAGGCCGATGGCGTCACGGGCCATGGCGATAGCTTCCGGAAGGTCTTCGCCCTGGGTGTTAATATCCAAGTCCGGGACATAGGCCATATAGCCGCCCTCCGGCAGCTTTGTAAAAATCACAGGATACACAATTTTCATGATCGTAACCCCCTAAAGATATATGATATGCGGAAAGCAGCGGACTTATTTCAAGCCCCGCCGCCGAATGATCGCCTGTGCGACCGCTTCCTTGATCTCCTTCTGTCGGGAGATCGGCTCAATGCTCTTTCCGTCGGTGTATATGTCGTGGTCGCCGCCGCTGCGCTTGTAGTACCAGCCGTTCTTTTCCAGCAGCTTTATCAGATCGCGTCGTTTCATACTTTCACCTCGCAAGTTTATTATACACACCAAATACACATTTGTCAATAGGGCCGTTTTGTCAGTCAGCTGCGCCCCGGCGGTGGCGTCAGAGATCAGACCGGTGGCTGCATCTGCCCTGGGCGGCTCCTGGTGGCCGCAGACGCCCGCCGGTGGCGGCGGGCGTAGGCACAGCACCCGGCGGCAGCGCCCGCCCTGGGCGGCCTCTGGCGGCCCTTTTGCGGCATGGGGGATTTTTTCGCACAGCCGAGGGGAAGCGGGGCATCTCTAGCGGGCCGCCGTGATCTTTTCGACCAGGGGGTGGGGTGCCCCTACGGGGCCGCGCCTGCACGCCCACGCTATGCCCGCTGTGCGCCCGCACACGCCCTCAGGCGGGCAAAGCTGGCCGGTTGACGGTGTGTGCGCCATCAGGCGGCCACAGGCGGCTTTCCTGGCCTCGCCTGCGCGTGAGAGGCCGCAGCGTACCGGTGAAGCGCCGCCGCACGGTGCGTCCGTGTCCTGGCCGTGCGACCGCCGCGCATTATGCGCGGGGCCGCCGCCCCGCAAAATTTTCCCGCCGTGTGTGCGCGAAGTCCTCGGGCCGGTCTCCAGGACCGATACCCCCGCCACCGCAGGGAGGGGGGATATGCCGCGCCCGCCGGTGCCCAAGTCGGGCACAGCAAGCCGTAGCGCAGCAAAAAGGGGCACACGACGAAAACACCCGCCGGTACGCTCTTGCAGATCGCGGTCACGATAGCAGCCATGGTAGCACCTCCATCCGCCGGGCCGCTCGTGCGCCCGTGCGTTTTTGATTATCTCCATGGTAGCTTGTGGCCGGTGACTTTGCAAGGCCTCCCGCCGTGTTTCTCTGTACCCTTTCCTAAAGTTATATCTTACTACAAGTAAGAAACAAGGCCCCGGCCTTGTGGCGCTGATAGGTGATCGTCCCGGTAATTCATGGGGACTTTGTACTTGACATACTGATAGCTGCCGAACTCCGTCATGCGCTCCTCACGCTCCATGACGTGGCAGCCAACCGGCACACCCAGGGCCGTATCGTTCGGTACATACTCCGATACCACCACGGGCCGTGCCAGGCCCTTGGAGCACGTCCACATCTGAGCGCCCACGGGCCGCCCCTCTACGCTCTCCTTGGTCATGTAGGCCGCCCACTGGTCGTATTCCCGACACCCCACCGGCTCCATGTCGACGATATCACCGAAGGGCCACAGGCTGCGGACTTCCTCCATGTCGTGGCCGGTGGCGGACATCATGACATGATGATGCAACCGCCCGTCTCCGTGCTTGTCCTCGGTGGTGTAGATGTAGCGGAGGCTCACGCCCCGCAGCCGCCGGGACTTGCGGAGATCAGCCAGGAACCGCCGGACGTTCTGCACAGCCTCCTTGCGGGTGGCCGGTACGTCACCGTCCCGATAGGTCAGCGTCAGGAACAAATCCCTTCCGGCGAAGTTGCAGGCCAGCAGCAGTTCAAGCCGCCCACGGGCCGTTTTGTCGTTCATAGCCTTTTGCGCGGCGCTGGTGGCCCTGGACTTGGCTGCCCGTACTCGCGGGCTGTCCTGAGGCTCTGGCGCGGTATAGATCACCGTCTTGCGAATACGCCCGGCGATAATGGTCTTTTTTCGTTTTGCCATAGTAAGTACCCTGTGATGTGGAAAGATGCAGCGGCCTTTCCCCTGGGCGCGAGCCTTAGGGGCTGTGGCCGCTGCATCTGTTGTGTGGTTTCCTGCTGTCCTCACCTGTGGCCGCTATCCACGGGCGGGATTACTTAACCGGCGTCTGAGCCGTACACGCTCCGGCGGATGCAGCCGCCGGACTGGTGATGATCTGCGCCAGCTGGACGATCTGTGCCCGCTGTGCCTCTGTCAGCATGGCGGCAAGCCGCCGGGCCGCTGTGTCAGTCAAGAATAGCCGCCCCTTTCTCCAAGAAGATAAAGCCGAATAAGTGGGTGATTTCGTTGAGGTCTGTCATTTTGCGCTCCGCAATCTCTTCTATGGTGTCCTCCGTATCTCCTTCGTCCTGCATACAGGGCAGCCACGGAATATCTTTCTCTGGCTGGATCGCGCTGCGGTATGCCTCTGCGCCGCGCTGGACGCCCAGCAAGTACATTGAATGCAGCGCAAAGACCGCCCGCTCCTGTACAGTACTGAGCCGTCGGACATAGGGAGCGGCCACCTTGGCAGCGCAAGACGCCTCCAGCAGCAGAGGAATAAGTGTCGACTGCCGGTTATAGGGAGTGAATTCACACGCCACCATAAGTTCTTCGTCGGTCATAATCATTTCGTTTTCGTCCATAAGTACCTCAAGTACCTCATTTTCGCCCTGCCTGCTGGCCGCGCTAAAGTTACCATGATATTCCATTGTGATACCTCCTAATCCATCATACATTCGGCCATCATGCGGACAGCCAGCCGGAAACCGTTCTGGAAGCCCAGCGACTGACAGGCAACTCCATAGCCCATAAGGGCCGCCTGGTCATCGTCCGTCTCTTTCAGCTTGACTTCACCCCGGATGATCTTCATTACATCTTCCATCGCGTCCTCAATCATCGGCGTCGTGCTCACCACAAGCGCCTCGAAGTCACGAAGCGTACAGCCGCAGCTTGCGGCCTCGATTGCTTCAAGTGCTAATTTGACCATACTCTTTTCTCCTTTTACAATGTTCCCACGGCAAGGCCGCTTTGTTTTTCTGCCTGTTCTTCCACCCAGCGCTCAAGGCCCACGCGGGACACCACGGTACGACTGCCCACCCGGAACGCCGGGAACCCCTCCGCGTGGCACAGGTTATAGACCAGCTTCGGGGACACCCCCAGCAGCTTGGCCGCCTCGGTCACGCTCAAGGCTACTCGCTCCATCAACTCACCCCCTCCCGCGCCTGATCCGCCGGGCCGCCGGGGCAGTTGACGGTAAAGAGATCGTCCAGCTTCCGCCCCAGGGCTTTACAGATACCGGCGGCGGTCTTGGCTGACACACCCTGCCCGCGCTCGGCGCGGATCACGGACGAATGGGGAATACCAGCCGCCCGCGCAATGTCCAGTTTGCTATATCCGGCCTCTACACGGGCGTAAGCAATAGCCTGGGCATGGGGTACAATTTCTGTTCGCTGCTGCATGATTACACCTCCAAACTAAATGAATCATTGAGTTGATTCGAATTATACTCAATAATCTGTTTACTGTCAAGTAAAAATAAATAATTTGTTGACTTTCTGCGTTTAACCGCTATAATGTACAGTGTCTAAGTGTGCTATGGGGGGACAACATATGCCGTTAAATAACGAAGAAAAAACCTCGCAAATTGCGGAAAGAGTGAAAAAGGCACGAAAAGACGCAGGCTTAACTCAACTTGAAGTTGCGAAAGCCATTGGCGTTACGCCACAAGCCATAAGCAATTACGAAAGGGGTATAAACAAGATCCCTAATCGTGTAATGCTTGATTTCGCAGAGTTATTCAATGTCAGCGTCGATTACTTGTTTGGTATATCAGGAAAGTGGAGAAATGAAGTTCTTCCCGTTTTTGAAAACGCAGTGAATGAACATCTTTTTATCCTTAGTCTACTTAATACCGAAGGAGTTCCCAATAGCATAAAGCAGACAATCCGATATATGTTGCCTGATGTTAAAACGGGTGATGCTGCTTATAAAGAGTACATAAGTAGCGTGAAAAATGCTGCTCTAGCTGCATACCCGGCGTTTGATGACGAAAGCTGGAATCTTGTGCTTATTTTTAATCACCTAAATGAAGATGGAAAAAAACTAGTTTGGAAATATGTAGAAGCTTTATCCGATAGCGGCTTATACGAAAACGAGCTTTTTATAAAAAGTCAGGTGACAAAGGCTGACAATGACGACTAACCACCCACGCCCGGCGGCTGCTGCCGCCGGGCTGTGTGCCCAATTCGGGCACATTGCGGGCCATCAGGCCACGCAGAACCGCCGGACGGTGGTTTCTTTGGTGAACGCTGCGGCCACATCCGGCAGGGCCTTACGCAGCGCCCCGGTGTCGATACGGGCGCTGGTGACGCTCTTCCAGGTGATCTTATACTCCCCGGCGGTGATCGTCTCCGCGTCCCCCATGGCTGCCTTGATGGCGTCCTTGAGGGCTTCGGCCTCCTGCTGGGCTTCTTCGATCAGGGCTTGCAGCTGGCGCAGCTCCCGCGCCTTGCGTTCCATTTCGTTGGTACTCATATGTGATCCTCCTTGTTATGTGGGGAGCTGGGCGGCGTCTGGAATGTATTGAGCGCTCAAGGGGCTTTTCACCAGTAGGTCTGCCGCCCGATCGTGGCTTGTTTAAGGCCGCTCCCTTAATCTATGGTTTTAGTATAGCACTAAATTCCGGTGTTGTCTATTGGCATAATACACTAAATTTTGGTGCTATATTCGTGCGCTTTGCCACTTGTTTTTAGTGGTGTATTGACGTATAATGATTACACTGGAAAAGATAGGCCATTTTTCATGGCCCCCACGAAAGGAGGAAAGCATGGCAATTACATACAAAGTGGACGTCATGGCCGCGCTGCGTGAAGCCGGTTACAGCTCCACACGGCTGCGGCACGAGAAGCTTATGGGAGAATCCTATATGCAGCAGCTGCGGCGCGGTGAGCTTGTGTCATGGAAAGCCCTGGACACGATCTGCACGCTGCTGGGCTGTCAGCCTGGTGATCTGCTGGCGCATACTGCGGACACCGACGCAATGACAGAATAAGCCCGGCGGGAGCAGCCGCCGGGCCGTGCCCAATTCGGGCACAATCACAAGTATAGAAAAATCCCGCCCGTGGATAGCGGCCACAGGCGGGACAGCAGGAAAACCACACAAGACGAATTGCAAGGTCTCCGTATGCCTATTATAGCATACCGGGGCCGTTTTGGAAAGGAGTTTTTTCACCATGGCCGGGAGAAATGCGCGTGGCATGGGCAACATCAGGAAGAAAAGCAAGGTCGATAAAAAGACCGGCAAGAAATACGAGTGGTGGGAGGCGCGATACACCGCCGGACGTGATCCAGGCACCGGCAAGCAGGTGCAGCGCACCATCACCGGCAAGACGCAGCGGGAGGTATCGCAGAAGCTGGCGGCGGTGGTAACGTCCATCGACAGCGGCACTTACATAGCCCCCAACAAGCAGACGGTGGGCCAGTGGATGGACACCTGGGCAGATACCTACCTGGGCGGCGTCAAGCCCCACACGGTGGTCTCTTACAAGACGCAGATCGCCAACCACATCAAGCCCGCCATCGGCGCGGTACGCCTGGAGGCCCTGGACACCCCCACCATTCAGCAGTTTTACAACCAGCTTGCCAAGACCGGCCAGCAGGTGCCGAAGCGGAACCAGGCGGGGGAAATTGTCAGGCGCGGCGGGCGCATTGTGTACGAGGCTGCGCCCCTGTCCCCTAAGACCATCAAGAATATCCACGGGGTACTCCACAAGGCCTTACAACAGGCCATAGCCGCCGGTCTGATACGCTTTAATCCGGCGGACGCCTGTACCCTGCCCCGTGTCGAGCGGCCAGAGCTGCACCCTTTAGACGAGCGGGAAACGTGGGCCTTTCTGGAGGCCATCCGAGGTCACGAGTTCGAAACGCTGTATACGGTGACGCTGTTCACCGGTATGCGTGAGGGCGAAGTGCTGGGCCTGACGTGGCCCTGTGTAGACTTCGCCGCCGGTACGATCCTGATAAAGCAGCAGCTTCAGCGGGAGAAGAAGCCCGGCGGCCAGTACCGGCTTGTCCCCTTGAAGAACGACAAGCCCCGCACCATCACGCCCGCGCCCTCCATCATGGAGCTGCTGCGGCAGCACCGCAAGCAGCAGACCGCCTGGCAGCTTCGGGCCGGTGAGCTATGGGACAATCCCGCCGGGTACGTGTTCACCAACGAGATCGGCGGGCACCTGGTGTCCTGGACGGTCACGAAGAAGTTCAAGCGGATCGTGGCCAGCATCGGCCGCCCCGACGCCCGCTTTCACGATCTGCGCCACAGCTACGCCGTGGCTGCTATCCGCTCCGGTGATGATATCAAGACGGTGCAAGGAAACCTGGGCCACGCAACGGCAGCTTTCACCCTGGACGTGTACGGCCACGTCACCGACCAGATGAAACAGGCCAGCGCCGCCCGCATGGAATCCTACATCAAGGGCGTCCGAAGCCTGTAAAGGGGGAAATAAAGGGTGAAAGCCCTAAATCCGCATAGCAAAAAGTCCCGAAAACCTTGTGTTTTCGGGACTTTTCCGTTGGCGCAGTGGGAGGGATTCGAACCCTCGTGCCGCTTTTGACGACAACACGATTTCCAGTCGTGCTCGTTATGACCTCTTCGATACCACTGCATATGCAATTCGCTGCGAAACACAGCAACGATAATTATATCAAAAAAATGGTATTTGTCAATAGCGTGTTACGAAAAAAGCAACAAATTTTCTTGACTTGCTTTCCATGCTGCCACATAGTATAATATTTAACAATGAGGAAGGAAGGAGCGCGCCTATGATGATCGAAAAGAGCGGCAGTATCGAGCTGCGGGACATTTCTATTGAGGAACTGGCTCCGGAGGTAAGAGAGATGGTGCCGGAGATCAAGGAGATGGCCGCCGGGATGGTACGGGTGAAGCACCTGTACCGCAGCGCGTTGAAGATCGCCGTGACCCAGATGGAGATACTGGACGAGGAGTTCGCGGGACTGTACGATCACTCCCCCATCCACCATATTGAGCACCGTATCAAAACGCTGGAGAGCGCCGCAAAAAAGCTGAAGCGCCGGGGCTATGACCTGACCATCGACAACATCTATGCCCACATTCAGGACATGGCGGGCGTTCGGGTCATCTGCAACTATCTGGACGACATCTACTATCTGCGGAGCCTGCTGACCCGCACCGAGTCGTTCCGCGTGATCCGCGAGGCGGACTACATCAAGGAACCCAAGGAAACGGGATATCGTAGCCTGCACCTGATCGTGGAGGTGCCCATCGTGATCTCCGAGGGAACGCTGAAGCTGCCGGTGGAGATCCAGCTGCGCACCATCGCCATGGACATGTGGGCCAGTCTGGAGCACGAGCTGCGGTATAAGTCCGACCGTCACTGGGGCCCGGCGGAGAGCAACCGCCTGCGGCTGTGCAGCGATGCCATTTATGAGGTTGACCGGGAGATGCAGAACATCTATCAGGGCAAGCCGCCGGAGTACGAGGACTGAAAGCTACATAAAAAAAGAGGCGGCTGTGCCGCCTCTTTTTTGCCCTTGTGGATTTTACAGAAATGACAGTTATGGCTTGCCAGACAGAAAAAGCTCCTGTATAATAAAAATATAACTATTGTGTGCCGGGACTTGACCGGCGGGAAGGAGAGACTGGATCATGAACAACACCACTATGACGCAGCGTTGGCAAGCCGCCGCCAAGCAAGGTCTATGCTTGCTGCTGTGTTTGCTGATGTTTGTCACCCTGCTGCCGGTAAAGGCCTATGCGGCTGCTAAGGTTGACCGTACACAGGCATTGGCCCGTATTGCTCAGCTTCAAAAAGAACTGGAGGGCAAATACTTTACCACAACAGGCAATCCGTGCAACAAACCCGGAACGGCAAGTCACGGGTGCACAAAATGTACAAACGCGAATGTCATCAAAGCAAGCTGGTTTAAAAAGGCTGTTTCTTTAATTCCCAGTACTATCAGCAAGTGCCCGGAAGGGCACTTCTATGAATACGCAAAGGGCAAGTACGGCGGCACAACGGCTTCCGCTAAGTCCTGCGCCGGATTTGCTACCTTTGCCTCCTGGTATATTTTCGCAAAAAAATCCAGCGACAATATTACCAACAAGCACATTGCAACAGCTACATATAATAAGAAGCTACTGGAAAAAGCGATGCCCGGAGACCTCTTGATTTTCAGCGACAAAAACGCACGAAAAGGTTGGAAGCATGCGGCCATTTTCATTGAAGCCACGTCCAGCGGGGCCAAAGTGCTGGACTGCAACTGGAACACGTCGAAGAAGGGGAATTGCTATGTATCCACGCATACGATTTCCTTCTCTTATGCCAAGTACATGTCTATCTCTCGTGCCAGCAATTATGATACTACCGCACACACCCATACCGCCGGCGCAGCGTGGCAGTATGACGCAGAAAACCACTGGAAGCTCTGCACCGGCAATGACAACTACGTCATGAACAAGGCAGCCCACAGCCTGAATACCGTCGTGGAGCAGCAGGGCGGGCTTTATCAGTATAAAAAGACACATTTGAAGTGCGCCACCTGTGACTACCGGACAGAGACGACCTATTCCGGATTCCAGTATTACAAGGGCGACCTGAATTATGACGGGAAGGTAGACGTCATCGATGTGGCCGGGTTGTATGAGCATCTGGCACAGGGCAAAAAGCTTCCCGCATGTCAGAACGAAGAGCTTTTGGAGCACAGCGGTCTGGATTCCTGGTGGCAGGAGATCACTTCGGGCCTATCCGGCGGCGCTGATTTGAACGGCGACGGAACGACGGATATTTACGACCTGCAATTGCTGTATGAAATGGCCAGCACCCAAAAGCTGATCGTGGTGAATTATTAAATAGAACAAAAGAGGCGGCTGTGCCGCCTCTTTTGCTATTGCATGGCTTTCGCTACGTCGGACTTGAACCGCGTCCACTCGTCCTTATTTTGAACGAAGTACAGGGGACACTCCTTGTCGATCACGTCGTAGTGGCGGATCACGTCCTCCTGCGGGTCTAGTCCAAAAAGATCGCACAGCCATGCCGTCAGTTTCACCAGCGTGTCGTAGGTGTCTTGGGAGGGCTTGCCGTCGGTGCCGGGATGGCAAAACTCGATGGAGATGGTGTCGTGGTTCCGGTCGTTGGAGCAATAAGCCACCTCGTCCAGCGGCACACACAGCAGGGCTTCGCCCTCCAGACCCACGATGAGGTTGCTGCTGGCGGAGGTCTCGCCGGTGGTGGCCAGATTGGCGAAGTAGGAGCGGTTCTGCCACGCGGTGGTGTTGGGGTTGCCCACGTAGTGGATCACCACGGCGTTGACGCGCTGGAGCTTGTCGCCGCAGCGGGAGTATTCGTTCACCGGCAGCAGATCCTCCTTCACATAGTTCGGCAGGGTGATGCTGGCGGGAATGTTGCTTTTCTGCGGCTTGGCGGAGACGCCCCCGTCGTTTGCGCTGCTCTCTCCGCCGCTGCGATTGTGGGCGCGGCCCACGCAGCAGCCGGAAATAAATCCGCCCAGAAACAGCACCAGCGCCATACCGATCAGCAGGACGCGCCGCCGGTCATACCGCCGGGATCTCCGGCGTCTGGGCGCGGCGCGGCGGGCCGGTGCGCTCTGGCGGGATATGTTCTCCTGCGGCGCGGCTCTTTGTTCTGCTGTGGAATATTCCGTATACAT